AATAGTCCTCGTCATCAGGATATTTTTCTAAATGTATTTCAGCAAACAATTCTATTCCTTGTGAAAGGGTTCTAGAAATATTATAATTGTCAAAAATCTTTAATGCAGTAAATAAAGGAATCAATCCATGCTTACCTTTATCGTTACGATAATCAGCTTCTGATATATTCAATTCTGAATGAAGTAATTTGTTGTATCGAAAGGAAGCTTTTCCGCAATGATTGTATGTACGACCGCCATGTGCAACACAATTTCTAAAATCGAGACAAGCAAATATTGTATCCATAAATAAATCTCTTATTTCTTGATTCTCAGCAAAATGGTATGGAATAGCATATATTAATGATATGATATTCGTTTTTTGAGGAGATTTCTGCAATTTAATAAAATTAACAATATTGCCTAAACTCGCTCCTTTGAAAAGAATCCAAGGAGGTACATTGTTGTATTTGTCTTTATAAAATTGTATTGGGGCAATCATTTCATCATCTAGTACTTTCTGAAATTTAGCCATAACTCCATCAAGTTGAGAAGGGCCATCATTTCTCACCTTGCCAGGTTTATAATTAGTTTTATCTAGATAAGCAGATAATTCAGCCGTAAAAGCTTCTCCAATAGAATGAGCGGTTGCTGTTTTTAAATTATCTTCGACTTCAAGCATGGCTTCCATAACGATACTTCGTAGATATCTATCCATCATATATAAAGAAAAAATTTGCTCAAAAGTAACTCCTTCGTTATAGAACTCCTTTTGTTCACCATCCTCCTCAATGTAATGCACATAAGGATCCTTGTATCCATTAATGATATTGTAGTATCCATATCTACGAAGTGCGTCTATCGCACCCTCCTCATTAATAAATGTTAATTTTCGCTCTTTTAAAATATTTATTTGTTCTTCAAATGTTGTAAAGTTCTTGTCTATAATCATATCCAACCTCAAATTCCTCAAAAAAGCACTAACGGGCCAAAGAATAAATCCTTGACCCGTTAGGTAGGGCATCACACTGCCCAGTCCTTAAATTGTGTATTAATAATACCATCAAAGAAATATTCTGTCAAAGCTTATTTAAAATTTCAATACCTGTTAATTATAGAGCAACATATATATTAATGCGACAACGGCATACTTCAATCTACCTTAGTATAGTGATATTTTTTACTTCTTTATTTTTTCAAGCTTCATCTTTTTTTCTACACCTAGTGCAGATGCTTTATAGGTAATATATTTGCCGTCGTAGGAGAACTCTTTTGTATCGTCTTGGGATGCCATTAAGGCGCTTTCGTGCTTTTCTTTATTAGCTGTTGAAGTCCATTTATAAACCTTTGTATATTTTGTTGGCTTTTCATATGTTCCAGACCAATATAGAGCTTTTGTGTCATCGCTCATCCAATAGATCTCAATAGTATCATCTGTAACGGTCGCTTGTTGCCATCCATCTTCGTCTCCGTTGACTTGCTTCCACTCGCCGGCTAAGTTATATGGTTTCTTCGGCTTGGTTGCTTTCTGCTTGCTATTGCAAGCTGTCATTCCAAATACAACGGTTAGCATTACTAATAGAGTGATTAATTTCTTCATAATGTTTTCATCCTTTCTTAATCACAGAGCAGGTCCCAACACTCTATAAACGACAATCAATTATCTAGCATGATAAGTACCAATACACTCACCAACAATCACTACATCATCTACATCAACAAATGCAGCTGCGTAATCTGAATTGCAAGGCTGGAGCATAATCTTATCATCTGCTTTGTATAGTTTCTTTAGTGATGCAGAATCTTCAGCACCATAGCACACTGCATAAATCTCACCATCAATGAAGTCAAAATCTTTCCTGAGAAAAGCAATATCTCCGTCATAAATATTTGCATCAATCATAGAGTCACCTTTAACTCTGAGACAGTAGTCAGCCTTGATAGATCTATCCACGAAGAAATAGCCTTCAAAATTTTCTTCACAGTGAATACCATTACCAGCACAAATCGTTCCCAGAATAGGCAGTGCATAAGCTGCAGGCAGAATGATATTTGATGGGAGAGGGCGTTCGGAGCTATATGGCTTTTCGTAGCTCCGTACTCCGTTCAATCCAACAGGTTGGTTTTCATCAACTTTACTTAACAGTTCATCTAAAGAAATATCCATTGCATTAGCAACCTTGTAAAAAGTTTCCAATGAAGGAACGATAGATCCTCCAGTTTTAGGATTAATATTTCTTTCAAGTTGATTTATATAGGCTGTAGATAATTTTGCAAGTTTAGCAAATTCCATTAAAGACATTTTATTATGTGCCATTCTGAAATTGTAAATTACATCACCTAAGTGCATGATTAATCCTCCTCTTCGTATAGTTAACTATACAAAATAAAAAAAGTACAGTCAACTATAAAAAGTTCTTGACATAAAATTTATAGTCGACTATAATTCAGGCAAGGAGGTAGGACATGGACTTTACAAATCTAAAAGAAATCAGGAAAGAAAAAGGGTTAAATCAAGAGGAACTATCCCAGAAGTCAGGTGTGGGCAGAATCACTATTAGTCGATTGGAAAGTGGTGCACTCAAGGAATCTAGCGTTAGCACATTAATGAAAATTGCAAAAGCTCTTGAATGTGATGTAGAAGATATAGTTGGTTCTTTTGATAATCAAAATGTATAGTCGACTATATAGAGACCTGAAGAGGGAGAATCAAGATGGACAGTACAAAGGTAATTGACAAAAAGGAAAAAACGATAAATTTACTCATTGATTATTTGGAAACGATAACAGACACGAACAAAGTGGTAACGATTGAACAAACTGCGTCCGTGCCTGCGGTAGCTGAAGCTATAGCTAAGCTTCTTTCTCTATAACAGAGAGAACATGTTTATAGACTTCTTTAAACATTAAACCTAGCTCTGTGCCACTTTTCTGAGAAACAGTAAGCATTGAGTTTGAGAGTTTAGCCTTCATGAGTTCAACGGTTGTATCAAAGGCGAATTTTTCTTCAGGTGTCATATCAATTATACCTCCTTCCCTAAAAAATTATGGTTAAAGAAATTATACATCAGTGGAATGGGGGAAGTCGACTACAGGCAATATAAATAGAACAGAAGAGGAGAACCAAGATGGAGAAATATATAAATCAATTGAAGAGGCTGTTATCTGGGGATATCCCCCAGATAGATATGGAATTAAATTATGACTCCATAGCAGAAAATACTACAGAGTCATAGAGGTTACTCAACTAATAAATCTTTAAACATCGGGAAGAGTTTGTTGTAGGTGAAAGTGTTCTCTGATAGAGTTCAAACCTTCAGTACTAATGCTTAGACTCCCATTTATTGCACCGATAGCTGAATCAATTGCAACAGCTATCAAATAGCATTCACGCGGATTTTTAATAGGTTTATGAGTAGACAATTTCTTTAGAACAGATGTGATTAGTGGAGTTAATTGTGCAAATTCTGAATTTTGGTTAAAAAACGGATATTCAGGTAAGACTGCTATAGCAGAAGAAATAGCAATACAATCCTCATTGGTTAAGGCATAATTTAATTTTTTCACATTAGTCTCCTTTCTGAAATACAAGGGATTGTTAAGGGGATTATACACCTAGGGAAGAATTAAAGTCGATAAAAAGAATGATGAGAGGGATGAAGAATATGAATATTACTGCTTTTATAGAAATATTAATCCTATCAATAGCCGTGATGCTGCTGGGAGTTGCAGTTGTATGCAATAACAGAGAAATCGAAAAGCTACATAAAGAGATGGATAAAGAAGTCCAAAATTTGCGTAGACGCATACTCGGGATAAAACTGAATCAACAAGCTCAAGAAAGAAACAATCAATGTCGCAGCACTCGAAGCAATCGAAGATACAGCTAGCTAAACGGAAATTATATCACAAAGAAAAGAGAGCTGAAGGGGGAGAAGGACCATGCATGAAGTAATTAATTATCTTCCATCGTCACCAGATTGGCCGCAGGCAATTGAAGTGCGATTCTATCTATCACGCCACGATTGGTATGAACTTCAAAAGAAAGAATGTTGGACTCAGGTAGCCGAGTATCTGGCTCAACTGGAAACAAAATATAACCAGACGTAGCGGAAGGACAAGGACATGGATAAACAAACAATAGTTCGAGATATAAAAAGGGAAGTCGGGAACTGGCCATGCCAGTCTGACATAGCTAGGTATCTAGGAAAATCTAGAGACTACGTAATGACTCTGATGGAGGGGTGCGAATACATCACCGACGGAAAGAAAAAGCAATATCTTGCATCAGATGTAGCAGAGAGGCTGTTGAGTAAGAGGAGGAATAACTAATGAAAAACACTATAGAAGCAATCAAGTTTATATTTTCTAACGAAGATGGAGACTTTGAACCAATAGCAGTAGTTGGATCAATTGCAGCTGCACTCTTCATACCGATGTTGTGGATATTTCTATACGCGGCAGGTTGTAGGTAAGGAGGTCATAAATGGCAATTATGTGCATGGCATTAATCGGTATAGCAATAATGCTCACCGAGACACACCGATACATGGTGTATAAGGCAGAGATAGAACAGGAGGAAGAAAATGGAAGGATTATGTAAAAACTGCGGACAGATGCATCTAGTATCTGCAGAGACTCAGGAAGAAGCGGATAGAATCGCTAGTGAATCATGCGATAATGCAAAATTTAGTGCAGCTAACAGCGAAATCAAAATCAATGGAGTAGCCGGAAAGGTAGACATCAAGCGCACCAAGAAGCAGACAAACCAGATGACAATCTAGGAGGGCAATGTGGATATTGATAGAAGAAAGCGCTATTTCGGAGATATGCTCTCTGAAGAACAGCTCACAAGGACGGAGCTTCCAGAGATTGAAGATGCAATAGTAGAAGAACTAGCACTCCCTATAGTTAGCTGTAAAGAGTCAGCGACTCAGGATACTGATACATGGGGACGAATCAAGTTTGAATAGGAGGGGAAATGTTAAAAGCTTCATGGTGGCTAATTATGGCAATGCTGCTAGTGGGATTAGCGGCATTATATGAGTACACCGAGGAAAGATATAAAAATGCAAACATGTTATTTCTGATATTTGACATCGGAATGATTATAGCACTCGCAATCCCGGTCGTGTGGCTGATGATATGAGCAAATTGGACAATTACTATCAAAACTGCCCATTTCCTAAACCAAAGACAACAAAGAAAAAGAAAAAAGTCAATGGCTGGAAAAACAAACCGAACAGGGTTTGTAAGTATTGTGGCAAACCTTATGCAGAGCGACACGAGGTATTTGGTGGCTCAAATCGTCAAATCAGTATCGATAATGAATTCCAGGTCGATGTGTGCCGAAAGCATCATGAGGAGCTACATGCAAACTGCACTGAGTGGGCGCAGACTGAAAATCAAAAGCTCAGGCAGCATTTTCAGCTTAAGTATGAAATTGAGTTGATAGAGCAAGGCTATACAGCAGAGAAAGCAAGAAGAGAATGGATGCGGCTAATTGGCCGCAACTATCTATAGGAGGTGTAAAGATGAATTGGACAGTAGTAACAGTAACAGCGCTTATATGCTTAACACTAGCATTCATGGTAGCGGTAGGCGATAAGAAAAAATAATGTTTCGCGTTAAATCAGAATGTGATGCGTGTGGTTTTGAGCATCCGACACCAGGAGACAACCGAGCGTTCAGGTGGTGTCGGAGAATACGTGGCACAGTGTGCGATCAGTGCTGCAAGAAGTGTGAGTGTAACGACGACTGGCATTGCGGATTTGATCCTATCGGCAAAGCTCGTATGTACGAACTAACATATGCAAATAACGATGATGAGAGAAGGCTATCGAAGTTCGAAGACCGCCTAAGACAAACAAAAAACGAATCATCAAGAGAATTAATGAACAATATTATTGAGCAGATTAAAGAAAGAATAGCTGAACGGGACAAAGAGTACGAAAGTATCCATAGCGGAGAAGTTATTCTGACAAAGGAGTAAATCATGGAAAGAATCAACGAAGCAAGGGCGAAGATAACAGAAGAGTCGCTAAAAATAAAGGGTGCGTTGGCTACGTTTATCGAAGAAACGATAAACGAACGCTGCACCACAGAAGAAGTAGCAAACAAGATCCTTGATGGCAAGAAGTCCATCAAGGATTTAATAAACGATATAAGAAACAAAGCAAAAGAAAAAGCTGTTAATAACATGGCTGCAATATCAGATGAAGAAGTGAGAGGAATGGTACTGAAGTATTACGAGATTGACGATACAAAGTCACAGAGCACAGATGTAGTAGATATCCTGGATCTGATTTAAGGAGTTAGCTATGGAATACATATATTACAACATAGAGAACATACCTGTTGATATCGAATATCCAGATGATTTTGAGAACATAGTTACAGAAACATTAGAGAAACCGATTATATATAACAGGTTTAAAAAGGTGGCACATTGTCCCAAGTTCGGAGAAACCTTTGAATATATGGACACTATAAGAAAAGGTGACTCAGTTCCGTATAGAGGAGAGAACAGATTAGCAATGCCTCATACATGCCATCCAGTGCTTTGTGGCCAAACATATGTATGGATGTTCTATAGAGAAGAAACAATCTACTTTGTAGCAGCCTACGCAGCTTGGAGGTATGACGGAGAAGACGTTGAAAGCATGAGGGATATCACTCGGATAAATATAGAGCAGATTGTGTGTATATCTAGAGAAGAGCAATTCATGTATGCATATCAAGGAACATATCGAGGCGGATGGACGAGATGTCAAGATGGTTCAATTCACCTTATAGATAAAGGCTGTGTACATAACTTTGTAACTATAGAGCAGTTGCAAAATACATTCCTTAAGTACACGGATATACATGTTAGATGGGCAGATTACATGATAAAGGAAGCTGCAGTATGTGCAAAGTATCCTCAGGTGGAATTTATAAAAAAGGCTGGACTAGAAGAAATTATTGAACGCAAGGTTGTGAAACTACCATCCTACATAGGGCCAAACTGGAGAGCAAAGTCAATTCCTGAATTTCTAGGAATAACTCATCAGGATATAGAGAAGCTTAAAAGCTGGGGGATGTTCGATGTAGACAACATAGCAACTTACAAAATATTAGCCAGTCAAGGCAAAGTGAAAAAGCACCATATTGGACTAGTGAAAAGGGAATTCCAAACATCGGAGCTATATGAGAATAGGAAAAAAGAAAACTTTGTAAGGCTAGCAACATACTTTGATAAGCAAAAGAAACGAATGAAGGAAGATAGTAACTACATCAATCACAGCATTAAGTGGATGTACAGTGATTACATTAAACAGCTAGAGAAACTCGGATATCCGTTAAATGATTATTACAGATACCCAAAGAATCTTAAAGAATCACATGATCGCATATCAGAAGAATATCTAGCTATGAAGGACAAGATAAGGAAGGAAGCGGATAAAGAACGACAAGAGAAGTTTGAAAAAGAGTTTCTGCCAAGATTGGAAAAAATGTGCTGGAGAGATAGCAAGTATCTGATAAGGCCTCTAAGGAACAGAACAGAGTTCAACAAAGAAGGCCGCAACAATCATAACTGCGTAGCCTCCTACTATGAAACAGCAACAGAAGGAGGAACATCGATATTCGTATTAAGGAAAATCGAAGCTGAAGAGGAATCCTTTGTAACTGTTGAAGTTGATTTAAAAACGATGAAACTAAAGCAGTGCTACGGTAAAGGCAATAGACTTCCTGAAGAGGGAGTAAAAGAGTGGGCGGAAAAGTGGCTAGCGAGAATGGCGAAAAAGAAACACAAAGCCACAATGAAAGGAGCAGCATAATGAACGAGATTACAAATGTTGAGTACGAAGTACAGAAAGAATTGGTTGATAAAACAACAGAAGAGCTACAGATAGAAGTCAATGGACTATATCACCAGATGGAGATGATAGGCAACATTGCAATGATGATTGCGGCAAATGCCGGACAGCGCCTGTTGGTGATTAAGGACAGATTAAATCATGGTGAGTTTGAATCCTGGTGCGAATCACACCTGGATTTTTCCAAGAGAAAAGCTGAGATGATGATGTCATTGGCTAAAAGATGCGAAGAAGAAAATAGCCTGTTTTCAAAAACGCAAACGTTTGCGGATTTGAGCATTTCCAAGGTGTTCGCCCTTTTGGCGGCACCTGAAGAGGTAGCTGTAGAGGTGGTAGAAAACAATGACATTTCTGAAATGACCGTTAGGGAACTTAAGGAAGAAATTGCAGACCTCAAATCACAAAATACACAGATAGTTGAACTAAAGAACATAATCAAAGAACTGGAAGAAGAAAAATCTGAACCAGGAATCAGTACTGAAGAACTCGAGAAAAGGGATAAAGAAATCGAGGATCTAAAAGAAAAGCTGAAGAAAGAAAAAGAAAAGGTAAAGCAGAGCAAGAGTGATAAGGATGAAGAGGTTAAGAAAGCTCTTGAAGAGGCAAGAGTTGAGCTAGATAGAGAAATTGAAAAGGCTGTAGCTACCGCTAAGATCCAGGCAAAAGCTGAAAATCTAAAGACTGAAGAGGAACTATCAAAGGCTAAAGCTGAGGTTGAAAAGCTTAATGCAGCAGTAGCAAGCGGAGAAGTTCTCGCAGCATTCAGAATTAATGTGAATAATCTCCAGAGTACGTTCAACGAATGTGTGAAGCAGCTTGACCAGATGGACAAAGATTCTGCTGAAAAGTTCAAAGGAGCTCTGAAAAAGATTCTTACAAACGAACTCGAAACATTAGGCAAATAAAGAGGTCGAGATGGAAGACAAGATAATAATGGACTTCCTAGCAAGCGAATTCCTAGCTGAGAAGAATAGACTCCCGGAGGGAACAGAAGTAGATGCATTAGCAATAGGATTCCAAGCAGGAACAAAACTTATGAATCAACTTATAGAAGAGGCGGTACCAGAAGATGAAGAAAACTAAGTGGGTAAAGAAAATAGAAAGAATATCAGATGCAGGCGATATAAAGGAATCAATCTACAAACCTGAGAATGGTAAAGGCGACATATCGATAGAAACAGTAAAGAAAGCTATCAGATTACAGAGCGGTAGCAGATGGGAAACAAATTCTATAAAGATACATAAAGATGGAGCGGTTCTCAAAACAAACTATGACACATTTGAGAAAGCATGTGCAGCTGCAGAAAGGATGATGAACTAATCATGAAGATGACAACAAAAGAATATCTCGAAAATGCAAATGCAGAGATGGGCCGTAAAGTTTGGGAACATTACGGAGAAGAGGCACAAACAAAGAAGTTTATCGAAGAACTATCGGAACTAATAACAGCTCTAGCTAGAGAGGATGCAAGAGCCATTCGTGAGGAAATGGCAGATGTAGAAGTCATGATAATGCAGTTCAAGCAAGGACTTAATATCGATACACTGCCAATCATGAATTATAAGCTAAACAGAACGATGGCAAGAATAGAAAATGAAAACAACAAATAGTTTATAGAGGTGGTGGTTATAAATATAAAGCTCCTTAAGTTATATAGATTGTTCAATGCCATAGCAAATCACCACCTTTATATATAAGGAGAAAAAATGAATCAAGTAATACTAATCGGAAGACTGACAAGAGATCCCGAACTAGTATATACACCAGGCAATCAAACTGCGGTGACACATTTCAGCATTGCAGTTGATAGACCAGGAACACAAGGAAGGGAAAAGCAAGCTGACTTCATCAGAATAACGGTATTCGGAAAGCAGGCAGAAAACTGCGATAGATACCTCCATAAGGGCAAGCAAGTTGCAGTCAACGGAAGAATTCAAACAGGCAGCTACAAGAACAAAGAAGGACAGACAGTATATACAACAGATGTAATTGCAAACAATGTTGAGTTCTTGGGTAGCAGTCAGCAAAGCACACCAAGGCAGCCAGATGAAGCATACACAGATACAGCACCACAGTTCAGTGAAGAGCTGCCAGATGCATTTGAGGCAACTGAAGAGGATATACCGTTCTAGGTAGTAAAGGAGAATAAAAAAGATGAATGAAACAGGAATACTTCATAAGTCTGAAACAGTTGGCAGAACATTCATAATGGTATTGAATGAGCGACAGATAGAATTTATAGCAAGTGAAATTTTGCAAATTAGACCACATCAACTAGACAAACATGTGTGTGAAATCACCGAACATGGATACTGGTTATTACAAGAAAAGGAAAGGAATCCGATGATGGGAAAACGGATATGAAACTGTAGCAACAACTTAATAAGGATTATAAAGAGCACAAAATAGTAGGTAACTTAACTACACAAGCTACAGATCATATAAATCTGCAGATGGTCGAAAGGCCATCTGCATAACCTTTAAGGAGATAAAGAACATGGAAATGAATAACAACATGAAAAAGATATATCAATACATGGATCAACTTCTCGATGAAGAAGAACCACTTGAAAGCGAAACTGGATTAAAAATAATCAAACAGCTAAACGATATTTGTGTAAAAACTGGATTGTACCAAAGAGAAAAAAA